TGATCCTCCCTTACCAGCCGGGGGAGAACTTTTACGACGTTGGTGCCGTTAAAGCTGAATACATCGCCCCCCCCATCGTAACAGAACCGGGGGTGGTCGTTTCGGCCACACAGGCTGCCGCCCGCAGTTACGTTGAGGAGCGTGTGAAACCCAATATTAATGAAGCTGTCCCTCCCGAGGAGCTGGCCGAGTACGCGCGCGAGTTTGTTAAACAATTCGTCCGCAATCCCGGCGTCGCCGTACCCGCGACACTTGAGACCGTGCTAACCGAACAGGACAGCGCGGCTCAGAAGGCGCGTACAAAGGCGGAGATGCACCACCAGCCCCAGGAGAAGCCTAGGATCAAATGCATGCTGAAATCTGAAGTTGTTGTCAAGCCGGGACCTGCCCGGGGCATCAACACTGTGGCTACTAGCCACACTTTTGCCACGGCGCGGTTTTCGCGCGGCATGAAGAAGATATATCAGAAGCTGAAGTTCTGGTGCGTTGGGTATGGCCCAGAGGCCATCGCGCTTAAAGTGCGCGAGCTAGCGGACTATTTGGCCGCCAATGATTTATATTTATTTGAGACTGATTTCTCCAAAATGGATGAGACTATATCCAAGTGGATTCGCGAGAACCTGTTCAACCCGATTTTACACCGGGCTTTCCACCGGACTGACCCGGCGGAGCAGGCCCTCATGCGCGCGGAGCTCGACAAGGTGCTGTCCGATGACACGGACAGGTGGTGTGAGATGATGAAAATCATCTTTAAGGGTGGTCACAAGAACTACTCCGGGTCGGGGTTTACCACCGACATCAACACCATCACCAGTGCCTTTGTCAAGTATGCATTCGCGCGCGTGTCTGGGGCGAACATCGTCGCCGCTTTCGCGGCCTGTGGCTTATGCTACGGGGACGACGGTCTTAGCGCGGGACCCGCTGTGGTTCGCGATGCCGATGGGAACCCCGTCGCGCCTGCCCTAGGGGCAGCGGACGCTGTGGCCCGTCTTGAAGGCATCGCAACCCAGTTGGGTTTGAAGTTGAAGGTGGAGGCGCATTTGCCCTCTGCGGGATACTTCTTTTTGGGGCGCATGTACCCAAATCCTCGGGCGACTCTCACGTCGCTTGCGCTCCCGTCCAAGGCGCTCGCCAAAATCTGCGTAACAACAGGAGAAGCAGCAAGAAACCGCGAAAACCGAGTGCGCGGCTATTATGTTACCGAACAACACGTCCCCATAACATCGGAATATTTAGGGGCAATTTCCCGCATTTTCAACTTCTCACTCGAGGCGCCGAAGGATTTGCGGAAGGAGGATGACAGGGACCTGTGGTACAAGGTCAAGAATGGGCCTGTCCCTTATGAAGTCAGTGATTGCGAGACCTTGGAACTCGCCGTCGCTGCCGACCTCAAGCTAACACTTAGAGAGGTCGAGGAGCTGCGCGCCGCGCTCCGCAGCGTTAAGACCATCGAGGGCCTCGAAGCGATTATGATTCCGATCAAGCCGCAACCGGTCCCCGAAGGAATGATGCGCTGTTAAAGTCTTTGTTGTTCGGCTGGTACAATAAAACAAACAATCTATCATCAACCCACCCAATCGTTATCACCATGCTGTCGACGAAAGTCAACCGACGCACCCGTGTGGCCGCGGCGGTCGGCGGCCTAGCCGCCGTCGCCGCCCCGGCTGCCCAGAACATGTTTAATGAAGCTGTCAAGTCGTTTGCGCAGGCGAAAGCCCGCAGTCAGCGCCGCGCCGCACGCAAAGAGGGGAAACCCCCTAGCAAAGG